ACGAGGTGGATCGGGCGTGGCACTCGGTGCTGCATAAGCTCATCCGAGGCGTCTCGATTGGCTTCCGTGTCGTCAACAACGCGATTGAACCGCTGAAGTCTGGCGGGCTGCGCTTCCTCGAAACCGAGATTTTGGAATTAAGCCTAGTCACGGTACCTGCGAATCAGGACGCCACGCTAGCGATTCTGAAGTCTATCGACGCTCCCGATTTGGCCGCGACTGGCCTGGATCCGTCCCGCACCAGGGACACTTCAACCCCCTTGCGCGTGAAGAAAGACGCGCGTCCCATGACCACAGCTGAACAGATCACCCAGTTTGAAAACAGCCGCGCCGCCAAAACCGCTCGCATGACGGAGATCATGACGAAGTCGGACAACTCGACGTTGGGCGAAGCAGAGCGCGAGGAATACACCACGCTTGAGAGCGAGGTTGATGCCATCGATGAGCATCTCCCGCGCCTCCGGAAGCTCGAGAAGACGCTGGCTGTCACCGCTACCCGCATCGAGCCGACGGCCAAGGCAGACGTGGCATCTGAGCAGCGCGGCGGCAACCTGCCTCGCATCACGGTGACGCCGATTGTGCCGAAGGGTACGGCCTTCACCCGATTCGCGATGGCACTGGCCTCGGCGAAGGGCGACTCGTATCAGGCCATCAGCCGCGCGAAGGCGTGGTCGGACTCGACTCCTGAAGTTGCCACGATGGTCGAGAACACGATCAACTGGCACACCAAGGCGGCAGTGGCCGCAGGCACCACGACTGACGCCACCTGGGCCGGACCGCTGGCTCCGACGCAGACCGCCGTAAACGAGTTTCTTGAGCTGCTCCGGCCGCGGACGCTGATCGGGCGCGTGCCTGGATTCCGTCAGGTACCGTTCAATACCGCAGTCCCGTCACAGACCGGCGGCGGTACCTATTCGTGGGTCGGTCAGGGCAACGCCAAGCCTGTGACCAGCGCAGCCTTCGCCACGGTGACGGTACCCTTCGCCAAGGCGGCGGGCATCATCGTGCTGACCGAAGAACTCGTGCGACTCTCCACGCCATCCGCCGAAGCGACGGTGCGCGAAGAGATGATCGCCGGCATGGGTGCCTTCCTCGATACACAGCTCGTTGATCCGGCTGTCGCAGCCGTGGCCAACGTGAACCCAGCATCCATCACCAACGGCGCCGCCACTGCAGCCGCATCTGGCGTGACCGGCGCCGCAGCCAGAGCGGACCTCGCTGCTCGCGTGGCCACCTTCACCGCCGCCAACATTCCGCTCGACGGCTCGGTGTGGCTCATGAGCGATTCCAACGCCTTCGGCCTTGGTCTCTCGCTCAACGCCCTCGGCCAGCCGCTCTTCCCCGGCATGTCCCGCGATGGCGGCTCCATCATGGGCATCCCGGTGATCGTCAGCAACAACGTCGGCAACCGCGTCATCCTCGTCCACGCACCGTCCATCCTCTTCGCGGACGAAGGCGGCGTGCAGATCGACGTCAGCCGCGAGGCCAGCATTCAGATGGATTCCGCGCCCTCCAACCCATCGGATGCGACGACAGTTTTGGTTTCCCTATGGCAGAGGAACCTCGTCGGTTTGCGTGCTGAGCGAATGATTACGTGGATCCGTGCAAGAACGGCGGCTGTAACCTACATCAGCGCAGCCAGCTACAATGGAACGTAACGTAAAATAGATCTGACGTGCGCGCCTAGGGTAGCTCCCGAACACCTGTTTCCTAGCAGGCTGGCGCGCACGAATTGACTAGGAGCTTCTTCTAGGGAGGAAGCGATGCAGATTGTTTCGCGCAACGATGCGAAGGCCGCTGGTCTCAAGTACTACTTCACTGGCAAGCCATGCCAGCGTGGCCATATAGACCAGCGTTTTGTCAGTTCGTTTCAGTGCCTGACGTGCGGGAGAGATGTTGCTCGCGAAACGTATCGAGGTCTCGATGACAACACTCGCAAGCGAATCTACCAGCGCAAGAAGGAATACATCAGGCAGTGGGTGGCAACGCATCGAGATCGAAAGGCTGCGTCGGATTACGCAGCTCGCAATAAGCTCAAAGCGCTGAAACCTGATTACTTCCGTGACCACTACGCACAGAACAAAGAGCGCCGCAGACGAGAAGCGAGCGAGTGGTATCACGCGAACTCTGATAGAGCGCTGCGGATCCGCAGAGATTACGTCGCGAAGAATCGCGACAAGGCTAGAGTCTGGGGCCGCAAGAGCGCGAATAAACGACGGGCCATCACGAAGCAAGTCTTCGTTGAGGCCGTCGATCCTCGCGTCGTCTTCGAACGAGCCAAAGGCGTGTGCGGCATCTGTGGAGAGTCGGTCGAGATGACGAGTCGATGGGAAGTCGATCACATCGTGCCGATCTCGAAGGGTGGATCGCACTGCTACGCCAACGTCCAGTTGGCGCACCGTCGCTGCAACCGCTCCAAGGGTGCGAAATGCGCCTAGTGATCGGCGGTCCAACGCGAGACATCGTGCCGGCCTCCTTCGCGATGGACTTAGCGCGGCTCGTCCTGTTCACCAAAGAGTTCGGGCCGTGGGATGCGGTGCATCTGGTCTTTGAAGCCTCGACGTATGTGCATGTCGGGCGCGAGGCCGTGCTGAAGCAGGCGCAGGCTGTTGGCGCTACGCACATCCTGTGGCTCGATACCGATATGACGTTTCCCGCCGACACCGCGATCCGGTTGGAGGCGCATCACAAGTCCATCGTGGCGTGCAATTGCCTGATGCGCGAGCCTGACCAGCCGCTGTTTACATCGTGGCGGTCTGGGCTGCGTGTTCGGACCGGTCCGACGTCGGTCGGACTTGAGGTGGTGGACACCGTCGGGATGGGCGTGATGCTGATGCGGGTGGATGTCGTGGCGGATCTGCCTCGCCCGGTCTTTCGGCATGGGCTGACGGATGACGGTGGCGATGTCGGCGAGGACGTGCGCTTGTGCCGGATCCTGACGGCGCAAGGGATTCGCATTTTTATCGACCACGATGTATCGAAAGAAGTGAGACACCTTGGACTCTACGCCTTCGGACCAGATCATCACCCTGCGCTCGCCGTTTAACGGCGAGGTCATCAAAATCGCGGCCTCGGCGATGGCGCCTGGAATGCTCGAGGCTATGCTCAACGCCAAGTACATCCGTCTCGACAAACCGAAATCCACCAAGCCGCAACAGAAGGAGACCACCGATGGCGAGATCGAATGACGACGAGCCGAAGACGAAGCCGGGAGTGACGGGTTTCAAGCAGGAGTACAACCAGGATCCGGGGCCGCGTCAGGATCTGAATCCGGATGTCGTGGATGATCCGGATGCGTTGCCAAAGCCGCTGAAGAACGGCGACGTCGACGCACCGAAGCGCAAGCGGGGGCGGAAGGCCAAGTAGGTGCAGATCGGACCCTGGACGATCGGGCGTACCACGGATCTGCAGTTGGCGCAGAAGCAGATCCCCTTGCAGCCGCTGAGCGGGCGCGGGGGCTGGTGGCCTCTGTCGATTCGGGAGCCTTATACCGGGGCGTGGCAGCGCAACGAAGAGATCAGGATGGATACGGCGTTGTCCTTCAGCGCCGTCTTCGCCTGTACCACTCGCATCATGAACGACACCGGGAAGGTGGCGTTGCGGTTGGTCGAGGAAGACAGCAACGGCATCTGGAATCCGGTGGAGAATCCCGCGTATTCGCCAGTGCTGCGGAAGCCGAACCGGTATCAGAATGCGGCGCAGTTCAAAGAGACGTGGACCGCTTCGAAGCTCAATAGCGGTAATACGTACGTGCTAAAGGCTAGGGACCAACGGCGGGTGGTGACGTCGATGTACGTGCTGGATCCGCTCCGGGTGACGCCGCTGGTGTCGCAGGATGGCGCGGTCTACTACGAGTTGAAGCGGGACGATCTCAGTGGACTTCCACAAGAGGTGGTCACTGTACCGGCCAGCGAGATTATCCACGATCGGATGAATTGCCTGTTTCATCCGCTGGTTGGCCTCTCGCCGATCTTCGCGTGCGCGTTGGCGGCGCGGCAGGGGCTGGCGATCCAGAACAATTCCAGCAAGCTGTTCTCCAACGGCTCTATTCCGGGTGGTGTACTGACGGCGCCAGGGATCATCAACGATGAGACGGCGCAGCGGCTGAAGGAATACTGGGATACGAATTTTACCGGCGACAATGTAGGCAAAGTGGCGGTGCTCGGTGACGGGTTGAAGTACGAGGGCATGGCGTGGAATGCCGTGGATCTGCAACTGGTCGAGCAGCTGGAGATGACGGCGCGCGTGGTGTGCTCGACGTACGGCGTCGATCCGTACATCGTCAACATCGGTCCGCCGCCGCCGTACGCCAACATCGAACCGGTGATCCAGAAGTACTACTCTGGTGCGCTGCAGTCGCATTGGTTCCAGATGGAATTGTCGCTGGATGAAGGGCTGGGCCTGGGTAAGCAGTTCCAGAACAGCTACGGGACGGAGTTTGACCCTGACGATCTGATCTGGATGGATGCCGAGGCAAAAGCCAAGGCGGCTCAGGATGGGATCGGATCAGGCGGCATGTCGCCGAACGAAGCCCGGAAGCGGTACTACGCACTCGGTCCGGTGGCCGGCGGCGATTCGCCGATGGTGCAGCAGCAGTACTACTCGTTAGCCGCTCTAGCAAAACGCGATGCGAATGATCCCTTTGCGAAGCCAGAACCAGCGCCGGCCGCGCAGCCTGTCGCCCCGGATGAAGAGGACGACGCCGAAGAAGTGGCCGCGAGTTTTGGCGCGTTGCTCCATTCGAAAGCTGTAGATGAGGCCTTGATCTATGCCTGACCTCAAAGCGTTGGCGGATCAGGTGGTCCTACTGATCAAGGCGTCGTTGTCTCCCATCCAGGCTGACGTGGCGGCGCTGAAAGAAAAGATCGCAGGCGTCGATGCGCTCCGTGAACGGGTGGTGGTGGTCGAGACGAAGGCCGCACAGCCTGTCCCGCTGCCGGTGCTGCCGGAGGCGCCAGACCTGACGCCAGTGCAGGACGAGATCGCGGCAGTCAAGGCGCAGATCGGCTCGGTCGAAGCGATGCGCGAGCGGCTGGCGGTGGTGGAGACGAAGGCGGATCGGCCGCTGCCCACTTTCGATGTGCCGGAGATTCCTGACCTGACGCCGCTGCTTGAGCGGATGGCCGGCGCCGAGGCGCGGCTGGAATCGCTGCGCGATGTTCGGGATCGGCTGGTGGTCGTGGAGACGAAGGCGAGCCAGCCGGTACCGGTTCCGGTCGTGCCGCCTGAGCCTGTCGAGGTTGACCTCGCGCCGATTCTCGAGCGTGTCGCGGCGACTGAAGCGCGGGTGGCTGACTTCAATTACATGCGAGAGCGTGTCGCGGCGGTTGAAGCCAAAGCGCTGCAGCCGGTGCTGGCGCTCCCGCCGGAGGCTGGCATTGACGATCTGCGGGACCGCATCAAGTCGCTGGAGGCTCGGACCGAAGGGCCAAGCCCGACCGACATGGCGGTGGTGGAACTCCGCAAAGAGATCGGCGACCTGAAGGCTGAACTGAAGTTTGAACTGCGCGAGAACTCAGCGCTGCGCGAGCGAGTGGCGGTGCTGGAGTCGAGACCGCCCACGCCAGGACCAGCCGGGGAACAAGGGCCACCGGGACGCGACGGTGTCAATGGCAAGGATGGAACGGCAGGTCTGTCGTATGAAGGCTTCTATCAGGACGGCAAGTCGTACGACGTCGGCCAGATGGTGACGTCTGGCGGATCGTGCTGGCATTGCAACGAGCCGACGACCACGAAACCCGGCGAAGGCTCGAAGGCTTGGCGGTTGATGGTCAAGCGCGGCCGCGATGGCAAGGACGGTCTTAATGCCCCAACGGTACCGGTGGTGAAGATCAATGGCGCTGGTTAGCTTGTCCAACGCGAAGGAACACCTTCGCGAGCCGTTGGACAGCCATGAGAACGACGCGGCCATCCAGCAGAAGGCTGACCAAGCGACGGCCTTGGTACTAGAGCGGTGCAATGGCACGGCGTATTGGCGGCTCGTCACGCCGACGTGGACGCTCGAGAACGTGCCGGCGTCTGTCCAAGCCGGGGTGATGGTCGTCCTGGCACATCTCTGGATGAACCGCGGCGACAACAAGGACGATACGAGCCGCGTCTGGCAGGAAGTCGATCGAGTATTGGCTGGGCATAAGGATCCGGTGATTGCCTGATGGCGAGAACGGATTCGCTGGACCTTGGGAAGTTGCGCCATGCCGTCGATCTGCAGGTGCCTTCAGGGACCAGCGGTGACGGCTACGAGACCGCCGTGCCGTTTATTCCGTGCCAGATTCGCAGTGCCGGCGGGAACGAACTGTTGCGGTTCGGCACGCAGGTGTCGGTGAACGCCTCGGTGATCACGATGCCGTTCCGGTCTGACCTCCGGGCTGACATGCGACTCTATGCGCACGGTCGGTACGAAGGGAAGAAGTACCAAGTGGTGAGCTACGGCGACGAGACCGGCGAAGGCAAGTGGCTCGATGTCTACGTGACGGAGCAGTTGCAGTGAAGGCGAGCTTTAAGTTAGACGGCGCTCGCGGCCTGCAGGATGCGCTGGAGCGTGGCGGCGAGAACATCAAGGCTCGCGTCAGTCGCGCCTGTGAGCAGACCGCTAGAAATGTGCAGCGTGAGGCTCGCGCCCATGCTCCGCATGACAAGTACGACCTTTGGCGGGCGATTCAGGTGTCCGGTAAAGGGCTGAGTTGGCGCGTGGGTCTCGACAACGTGACGTTGACGATGCGTGGTGGCAACAGCGCGCACCAGAATCCATCGGTGTACGGCGTCTGGTACGAGTACGGGTTTAAGACAAAGGACATCGACGCGGTGCCGTACATGAAACCGGCGGCTGATTCTGAGGAACAGGCGCACGTTGAGCGCACGGAAGCGGCGATCAATGGGGCGCTCGGAGGACTCGACTGATGGCCAGCACGCTGGCACTGGGGCCGGTTCACGCCGCGATTCTAGCGAAGCTGAAGGCGTCTCCGGCGCTCACGGCGGTGGTGCCTCCGGCGAACATCTCAGATCAGCCGGCGGCAGGACTCGCCAAGTACGTGCTGGTCGAGGCTGGGGATGAATCTCCGTTCAACACGATGGGTGGCTCGATTGATAGTCCTAAGTGGGGCGGAACGGCGTCGGTCAGGGTCAGGGCGGTCAGCAACTTCAGGGGCGACTCGGAAGTGTTGCTGATCAGCGACCTGATCAAGACGGAACTCGACGGGAAGCCGCTGACGGTCTCAGGCTATCCGACGGCCATCGTGGCGTTTCAAAACGGCGTCGTGATGAAAGACACGATCAACAACATCGTCGTGCGGGAGTTCGTCGGGGTCTTCACGGTCACGGCGCACCAATCGGCATAGGGAGTAGATCACATATGGCTGACTTAACAGTAACGGCAACGACGGTTGTGCCACTGACCGACGCGAGGATTCTGCAAGGCATCGCTGGTGAAGCCATCACCGCAGGACAGTCGCTGTATGTGAAAGCCGCAGACAGCAAACTGTGGAAGGCACAATGCGATGGCACAGTTGAAGAAGCGACCTGCGCCGGAATCGCCTTGAACGGCGCGGCGGCGAACCAGACTGTGGCGTACATCGAAGGCGGATCGCTCAATATTGGGGCGACGACCTCGAAGGCGACGACGTACGTCGTCAGCGCCACGGCTGGCGGGATCGCCCCGCAGGCTGATCTGATTGCGACGAATCGGATCTCGTATGTGGGGTACGCGACTGACACCACCGGCACGCTGGTTCTTAATCGTAGGCTGACCGGTGCCGTCGTCTGACGATGGCCACGACGCTCCAGCAGTTGTTCAGGGCGTGGCTGATCACGATGCAGTCGCAGATCGACGCGATGCTGATCATTCTGGACGCCGTGGAGCTGGCGCAGATGGGCGATGGTCCTACGCCGAATCACGACCAGTCCGAAAGTTTGTCGCAGTGTCCACATCTCGAGACGGTGAACGTGGGCACGTTCGGATCACCGGAGTATCAATGCACGGCGTGCAAGGCGAGCGTTCCGCGCCCGTCGTAAAAGTCGGGATGACGCCTGACACGGTCCACCGGCTCGCGCAAGAGATCCGGTACATGCGAGGCGTGCTGGCGAAAGACGAGGAATGGGCAAGATTGCAGCCCGATAGCGAGACCAGAACTCAACTGTTTCAGATCAATGAGTTTTGGCGAGCGGTGCTGAAGTTCGGAGAGGACCGGTTAAGTCGTAGCTAGGCTAATAGGGCGGTAGCACTCCACGCGATCCTTGATGGAAGCCGGATCGCCCCGCGTGCGCTGAGTAGCCCTCTTGACAACCAAGAGGAGTCACGCGCATGGCCATCAGTGGCATCGGGACCAGTTTTAAACTCGACAACGCCGCCAACGTGCTGACGGACATCAGCACGTACCTCGACGGCATCGACGGATCGAGCGATCAGGACGAGGTGGACGGGACCACCTTCCAGCCTGGGGTTGCGGTTCCCATCAAAAACATCATCCCTGGCTTTGCCACTAAGGGCTTCAGCCTGTCTGGGAAGTGGTCTCCCGCGGCCGAGACGTTCTTCTCTGGCATCGAGAGCAAGCAGGGACTCGACTACGAGTACGGGCCTGGGGGCACCACTGTGGGCCAGACGAAAATCACTGGTCTGTGCTCCTGCCTGTCCTACACGGGACCGCAGTCCAGCGTAGACGGGATCACCACGTTCACCGTTGAACTGCGCGTTAGCTCGCGCACCGTCGGCACGTTCTAAACCGTCGGCTGAATGCCGACATTCTGGAGACCACAATGACTAGCGTGTCATTCCCATTGATTCCCGGCCAGCCGGATGTGCAATTCCGGTTCACCATCGCGACGTCCCGCGAACTGGATCGCGCCTCGACGCACGGCATCACGTCGCTTCTGCGAAACGGTCAGACCACGGATGCGCTGGTGCTGATGACCTGTTACGGGTTGAAGCACGCCGATCATCGGATGACCGAGAAGAAGGCCGAGGCACTCATCCAAACCTTTATCGATGACGG